TCATTAATTTCCATATTAACATTGGTTTATCAAGTAAAAAAGGCTGCACGACAGAATCCGGCGGAAGTAATCAAAAGCGAATAAAATAAAACAAGAGATAATCATTATGATAATAAAGCATTATTTGAAAATAGCGTTTCGTAACTTAGTAAAGTACAAACTTCAATCTACAATAAGTATTGTGGGACTGGCAACAGGTATTGCATTTTTTATTATTAGTCTTTATTGGTTGCACTACGAAACCTCGTATGACAACTTTTATCCAGCTTCCGAGCGCACATATATGATTTTCCTTCAAGAAGAAGGAGGAAGTAATGGAATATGCCCAACAGTCATGATTCCTTTTATTCGGGAACACTGACCGGAAGTGGAAAACATAACTTGTATGGCAGGTAATTCGGGATTTGATTTTACAACTGAAAAGAAAAATCTAAAGTATCCCGACTTTTGGGCTGTGGACAGCCTTTTTATGAAATGCTTTCCGCAAAGGATTATTCATGGAACAGAACCGGCACATGACAACGACATCTTATTGAGCGAAAGCTTTGCCCGTAAATATTGGAAGCATCCGCAGGATGCAATAGGAAGCTTGTTGACTCAAAAAACTCCTTCGGGATTCTATATTCCTAATCCCATACAGTTGCGTGTCAGCGGCATCATGGCCGATGCTCCGGAAAATTCATCGTTTCAGCATGAGGGTTACTATTTGAATAATAGTGAGAATGGAGATTATCACAATAAAGAGAACTGGATGTATATAGCAAATACTCATGTACATTTAGTATTAAAAGAAGGTATAAGGTTTAACGACTTTTCGCAACACCTCCTTTCTTCACTGCATGAAATGGAAATATTGAAAAATGTAAAATTCAGTATCATTCCTTTATTTCAAAAGCATTTTGAATTTGCAGCAGAAGAATCGTTCTCTTACTCTTCCATTCGTATGTTTACGGCAGCTTCCTTTTTGTTGCTGTGTTGTGTGTTGTTCAATTTCATCAATCTTTTCTTAAACCGCTATTACCAACGTTTGCGGGAAATGAAGTTACGAAAGTCGATGGGTGCGAACCATAGAAAGCTAATGAGACAGCTACTGACAGAAGTGCTGTTTCACTGTTTACTGGCAGGCGTTGTGTGTGGATGTTTACTTGAAGTTTTCACTCCTTTTTTTGAACAGATACTCTCCACGACCATTCAATACACAACGATTTGGAAGGTATTTCTAAAAGTGCTTTCAGCCTTTATCATTACAACAATGCTGTTGCTTTTGTTACCCGTATGGCAGATAGTGCATATATCCGTTTCACGTACACTGACAAGCAAGCCACATACTCATCGCAGCACTCTGTTCAGAAGATTTGCATTAGTAGTCCAACTGCTCATCTGTCTTTTCTTTCTGACTTCTACAGCTGTACTATATCGACAAATTAATTTTATGAGACATACCGATTTGGGATTTGATACCCGGCATATCATCGAACTATTTGTCAATACAATGGAGCAAAATGGGCAAGACATGCTGGAAGAGATAAAGCGGCTTCCCATGATTCAAGCTCATGCTACCTCTTCCTCCTTTATGATAACCTCCAAAGTGAACAATTTCAATCCGTTGATAGAATGGGAAGGAAAAACAGAAGAAGATAAAAAGACGCAGATTGCCACATTGGAAATATCAAAGGGAGGAAAGGAAATCTTTAATTTTCGGCTGATTGAGGGCAGGATGTTTACTGAGGAAGATTGGACGACAAACAGCAATTCTCCAAAAGATCTCGTTACTGGTAAACCGGCTTTGAATAAGGTGTTGATTACCCAGAAAATGGCAGACTTGATGCGAATAGACAAGCCGATAGGGAAAATTCTCCGCATTCCGGTGATACTCTTTCGGGGTGGTCCGGAGACATACTATACCGATTATGAGATTATAGGAGTAATAAAGGAGATTCATCCTCAAGGGATGAAGTCGGAGTCTTCCCCCACCATTATTATGCAGTCTTTCCGATTCATGTCGCCACTAAACTATTTCAAGGTGGTACCGGGAACGGAAAAAGAAGCATTGAAGGCTATGAATGTTCTGGCAGAGAAACATCAATGGGAGTATTATGACCATAATAATGCCGAACCTCAAACTCTGGACAACAAACTGGAAGGAATGAGCAAGTCAGAAACTGCCACTTACCGGTTATTCTCCATCTTGTCTGCTTTGTGCATCATCATTTCTTTGTTCGGCATCTTCTCCATATCCTCTTCCACCATCCGGCAAAGAAGGAAGGAGATAGCAATACGCAAGATTATGGGAGCCAATGTCAATGAAATAATTGGCATGTTCTTCCGCGAATATTTATGGATGGCCTGCATCGCAGCGATTGTGGCCTTTCCTTGCACATATGCGGTGATGCATCATTGGCTGGAACAATATGCCTACCACATATCTATTGGCATGGATTTATTCATTGTTTGGTTGGGAATTGTTATAATCTTGGTGTTCCTCACAATATTGCAGCAAATTGTTCAGGCAGCACAGCAGAATCCGGCAGAAGTAATAAAGAGTGAATAAAAGCGTGTACTTTCGCACAACATGTGTGCTATACCGCACGGATACAGCATAAGGCTACAAGACTTAATCGTTTAATTATAAAAGCCTTAACCATTTGGCATAATATTTGAATTAAGATTATAACGAAAGACTATTGAAGACAAATAAAAACAGAAAACATGATTATACATTATCTGAAAGTAGCATTCAGAAACCTACTGAAATATAAGACTCAAAGTATCGTTTCCATCGTTGAACTGGCAATAGGCTTTGCCTGCTTCGCACTTGCCAATCTATGGATACATTACGAAATGACCTATGACTGTCAGTTTGATAGAGCCGACCGCTTTTACCTGCTTTACAAAAAAGATTTGCTCAATGATACAGGTTATTCAACCAGAATGCCCTATCCAACATCGAATATCTTGAAGAAAAACTTTCCCGAAGTGGAAGATGCTTGTGCGTATATGATATGGGATGATACTGAACTAAAACTTGAAGGTAGTCCCACTATTAACACATCAATGCTATTGGCAGATTCATGTTTTATGAAAATGTTCGGAATTACTCTTTTAGCCGGAAATATGGACTTTCTGCATAATGATTCACAGATAGCTTTAACAAAAGACATGGCAATGAAGCTTTTTGGAAGTGTTGACGTGTTGGGTAAGGAGCTGACTGTTGCTGACAACACTGTAACCGTTGAAGCTATATTGGAAGGATTGCAACATAGCAATCTCGCTTTCGGCTGTTGGGGACGAGGTGCCTATTTCCACCAATGGCAAGATTATTGGAGCTATGCAAGCTTTCAAATTTGCGCAAAACTCAAAAAAGGTATCTCAGCCGAAAATTTTCAAAGAAAGCTTAATGCCAGCGAATATAAGGGAGATTCACGAGACCCTAATAAACTATTTGAAGGTGTCGGACTAATGCCCCTTACTCAATACCATTATTCCGAAATAAATGTAAGGGGGGAGAAACGATGCGTGTCAAAGTTCGGTCGGTCTGAAAATATCTGATTGCTTTGGTTTTCAAAGCGTTAGAACGGGGTAGGAGTGAGCTGGGTGGAAAAACGAAGCGTTTACATCGCTTTACATCGAGCTTACATTTGAACCTTGTTTGAACGCCGTTCAAATGAATCTCTTTACATTAGGAGTGGAGTAGGGGAGAATTCAGGCAGTATGGTATTATTTCACTCCGATGCTTTGCCCAGGCCATACTTCCATATACAAAGATAACCAAATGGTGTAATTTATGCAAGTGGAGTAGGGGAGCGCTTCGCTTCTCTCCTATTTTTATTTATTAAAATTATTCCATATAGCTGATATTTGGTATATTTGCAGTGAAATAAATACTATATATCATGAGTAAAGTTATCCATGTACATTTGATTTTTGAGAAAAAGAACATCTACTTTGGTAGTATATCGGCCATTTTTGAAACTCTGACGGAGAAACAGGTCGGAATCACTAAGAGTAGTCTTTTACATGCTGGACTGGTTGATGACATTGCCAAATACACGAAACGTGCAATGATTATTCAGTCTCGCTTGATAACATGTACCAGAAAGGGATAAAATGCCTTAGAACGCAATTAAAAGCCGCAAAAGCGGCTTTTTTTGCCCTTATAAGTGTCAAACTATGATGGAAGGCTGTATTTATCCGTTTGAACGCTTTGAACGTCTTAAAAAGTGGAAAGGTTATTCACTTGCTTATTCATTTGGTTATTCATTTAAGCTATTACAAAAACGAAATGTTTTGATTGCTTATTCATTTGGTTATTCATTTTTGTGCCTATTTTGTTCTAATAAAACGGGGAAATATCTTTTTTTTATTTGGTATTCATCGGTTTTTATAATATTGTAGGGGGTAAATTGTATATAGATAATATTTATTTACTCCCCTGTATTTTTATATATTCTGCTGTAAAATAGTGATTTAACTGTTTTTACCTCCCTTTCCCCATAAAACACGTTTTAGATGGCATTGGCAACCGTAGAATCGCTTGCATCCGAAACACGCCCCGACTTGTCCTGTTTAAGTTGTGTAATTGTCTGTTTGAGCATCCCTATTTCCTCTGCCATTTCTCGAATGGTGGAGTCTTTTTCCCTTAAAACATCCAGAAGCTCCCTAAAATTATTGTTAGCTGTTTCTGGAGGAGCTGTTTCCGTTACTACTGGTGTAATTTTTTCGGCTTCTATATCTTTTAAAAGAAAGTCGTCGATTGATATTCTAAAAAACTTAGATATTTCACATAACAAACTCAATTTAGGTTCTGTATTACCCAGTTCATAGTTTGACATTGTACCTTTTTTGATGCCCAGAAACTCAAATTCATCTAATTTAAGTCCCCTACTCTCCCTTAGATATCTAAGATTCTTAGAAAAAACGCTCATAAATCTAAATTATTTGGATTAACACTTTGTTGTCTAAGAAACTTAGACTATATTTGCCACGTGATTAAAGTTTAAACACGCCCCAAAGCTACAAAAAAGGCTTGAGGTAACAATGAGAATTTAAAAAGAAGCAAAATGGAAGTAAAATTTAAAAAGGGACAAAGTGTGAGAATCACCAAGAGAAATGGTGAGATCATTGATGGTATAGTTCGTGACTGGGATTATAACATTTGTACGTTCGTGCGGGAATATAATATCGATTATATGAAAAATGGTCAGGTTTGGACTGTAATATGTGTTCCGGAGGATGCGATAAAGGAGCTTTAATAATTTTCTCGGGCAGTTAGTTCAGCTGGTAGAACAAACTAAACTCCTATAATGGAGAGGTTATGGTCCGCGGTTCGAATCCGCGACTGCCCACTACGATAATTTAAATATTAGATAGTATGAAAGAACGAATAGTTGTAGAATACGGTGAGGTGAATAAAATTGCCGAACTGATGGGCTGTACAAACGTGATGGTGAGTCATGCGCTTGCCTTCCGTAAGAACAGCAAACTGGCCCGTTCCATTCGTAAGCTCGCCATTGAGCGCGGTGGATCCAAAGTAGGTGGTAATCCTCAAAATACAAGTAGCCATGAAAAATGATTTGATGACATTGTTCAGCGACCAGCTGCACTGGTTTGCTCGTCTGAAACGAAAACAGCGCTTTTGCGTGCTTTACTTCTGTATGAGTTTCGGGATCCTGCTCTCTATTTTTTTTATTAATCCGCTGCTGGAACTTCTCGTAGTGTTGAATTTCGGGATCTCCGTGCGGCTGCTGAAGAAGCATGTCCCTTTGAATGATTTAGAGGATTGATAATCAAGCTGGGAGATGGAATACTTTGATAATATATTGTGTGTAACTTACAAAGAGTTGCTGGATATAATGCCCAAAGGCACTTTGAATAGCCAGCTGTCCCGAGAAAAACTGGATGTCGTTTCCCGTGGCGGTGGTGAAAATAATCCGGCTCTGTATGCCTATTCCTCCCTTCCCGAGAAATACAAGAAACGTTGGGTTGAGCGTCATGGCGAACCCGAGAAACAAATGAGACAGGAAATGATCCGTAACATAGTGAAGAAAGACGAGAAGGCCGAGAACTTTTTCGAGGATTACCGTTACGACAAGAACGGTGAGATGGTCGCTCTTCCCGAGGATGTGAAGAAGGAATACACCTGGAACGCTTCGGTGCTGAACGCGTTGATGGAAGAGTTCAAACGCTTGAGTTCATCCAATAACAAGCTGACCGGTTTCCGCCGTAACCTTTGGGAACTTCTGCTTGTCACGAGTGAGGAATGGCGTCCGGTGTACGGGCACAGTCTTCCGGGCAGTGTGGGGCGTTTGAAAGCCCTGATAAACAAGTTCCGTCCCGACAACTACGGTGTGCTTGTGAGCGGTAAATACGGCAACAGCAACACGCTGAAGATCGAGGAGGACGGCGGGCGTTACCTTGTAGCATTGA